ATGTCTACGACATCGAATACTACAGCGAACAACATAACAGTGTTCCGCGGCGACGACTTCGCCACTCAGCTCGTTTTCACGGACACTAACGGAGCTCCGATCGACATCATAGGATGGGAGATATACCTAACGGTTAAGAACAACAAGGATGACCTTGATTCCAGCGCGGTTCTGTCTTTGACAGTGCCTCCTACAGACCATGCAAACGGCATAGCGGTTGTTTCAGTTTCGAACACAGAGACTAACCCGCTGCTTGGGCCTTATTACTACCGGTTTCAGTTTAAGAACGCGGCGGGGGTTATTACAACAATAACAAGCGGCACGGTTACATTCGTTAACTAGGTAAACGACAAGGATACAACAATGCGTCTGAACCTCGCGTGTGGAGAAATAATAATTCCTGGGTGGGTAAACTGCGATCTCTACGATCCTAAAGCTGATGTTAAATGCGACGTCACAAAGCTTCCATTTGAAGATAACTCGGCTGAAGAGATATGGGCTTCGCACATTATCGAGCACTTCGGGTTTCATGAGACGTTTGGAGTCCTCAGCGAGTGGAAGAGGGTGCTTAAGCCCGGCGGTAAGCTCATGATAGAGACACCCGACTTTCTAGCATCATGTAAGAAGTTTGTTGAGGCTGATGAGCAGGGGCGCATTAACCTATACGGCCACTTCTTCGCTCAGCCCTGGGTAGGTCCGGGCCAAGTGCACAAATTTTTATTTACAGAAAATCAGCTTCGCTGGTCATTAGAGAGCGTAGGATTTAAAGATGTTAGGCGAGTTCCGGCGCTTAGATACATCGGTAATGAAGATCAAAATCTAGGCATGGAGGCGAGGAAATGAGTTGCATCGATATCACAGTTCACGTGTCGACCCGCGGCCGCTACTTTACGACGTTGCCGCTGTTCCTGACTTCTGTAGCAAACCAAACGCTAAAGCCTAAGGAGATAATAATTTATGATGACAACACTCCGCCTCAGGATCTAAGGAAGCATCCTTTGTACGAATACATATTTGGGTTGTTCGAGTCGAAGGGGATTGCGTGGAAGGTTGGGTACGGAGCAGGCAAAGGGCAGATTTGGAACCATCAAAAAGCACTAACCGAGGCTACAACAGACTGGATGTATAGAGGGGATGACGACACCGTGTTAGAACCGAATGCGCTGGAGATTCTAGCGTCGAGCGTGGACGAGAAGACAGGAGCCGCGGCCCCGGTAGTTCTGCACCCGAACAGGCCAATCTTGGATCTACCACCTCATTTTTCTCATAACAAGATAGAGTTTTGTGAGGACCCCGGTCAGATGAACATCCAGTGGTTTAGGCACCCGGATGGTTCTGTAAAGAAGGCGGATCATCTTTATAGCACTTTTTTATACCGTAAGGACGCGTCAAAGCACGGTTACAACCTCAATCTAAGTCCTGTAGCGCACCGTGAGGAGAGTTTCTTTACCTGGGGCATGCGGAAGGCTGGATGGGAGCTTTTGGTCGTTCCTAGGGCTATTGTGTACCATTTTAGGTACAGTGAGGGGGGAATCCGCGGGCAGTATCATAGCAAGGAGAATTTTGATCATGATTCTAACCTATTCCTTGAGCAGCTTCGCCTTGACGGTGTTCAGCTCAAGACAAAAAAGGTTATACAGCTCGATTGTGGGTTGGGGGATACGATTGTGTTCTCAAAACTTATGCCCGAATTGAAGAAAAAATATCCTAACCTAGTTTTATCAGTATGCTTCCCGGAAGTATTCGCTGGAGAAACTGGTGTCGAGATAATTAGTATTGCCCAAGCAAATTATTTTGGCAACTACTATGATGAGAATGTTTATAAATGTATGGATTTTTGGGGCTGGAAAGGCACTCTGGAAGATGCATTTAGGAGGCTTTACCTTGAGTAGCGGAGTTTATTGTATAAAAAATAACGCCAACGGAAAGGTTTATGTCGGCAGCTCTGTTAATGTTGAATGCAGAAAAGCAGCTCATTGATGTCAGCCATTATGACGGAATTAAGAAGAAGGAAACCAAAATGGCTAAGATAGTCATATCTCCGTACAGCAAGCCAACGCGCCAGGGTAAAGTTAGCCCGAAGAACATGCCAGATGGACGGTGGGGAGAGGTTGTTAGGGGGTTAAAGGCCGGTGGCCACACCGTTATTCAGATAGGCGTATCAGGTGAGAAGCAGGTAGAGGGTGTAGATGAGTTCTTGGCTAACAGGCCGCTCAAGGAGCTCAGTAAGCTTTTGAGTGAGTGTGACACATTTGCGAGTGTTGATAACTTCTGTCACCACCTAGCATACGTTATCGGAAAGCCAGGTGTTGTTATATTTTGCCAAAGTGATCCTATTATATTCGGACATAGTCTACATACAAACTTACTTAAGGATAGGAAGTATTTGAGGCCTAACCAGTTCATATTCTGGGATCATGCAAACTATAACGATGAGGCCTTCGTAGAACCATCTGACATTATAGCCGCCATACTTGGGAGAGATAAAGCATGAACACAATATACGTTACGGTAGGCAGCCCTAATCAGGTTGATGTTGAGCTAACACCAGGGTACATAGGACAGTCGGGCTACTCCGGTTATTCTTCCTGGTCTGGATTTAGTGGTTTTTCCGGATGGTCGGGTATGAGCGGCTACAGTGGCGACAATCCAGGATCATCAGGATATTCTGGGAAGAGCGGTTTTTCCGGATGGTCTGGCTGGTCGGGGACGAGTGGTTACTCTTCCTGGTCGGGGATTTCCGGGTACAGCGGCTATTCTTCATGGTCTGGATTTTCCGGAATAAGTGGGAACAGTGGTTGGTCTGGAGCGAGTGGGTGGAGCGGGTTTTCAGGGGCTAGCGGGACAAGCGGATTCAGTAGCTGGAGTGGGTTTAGCGGCTATAGCGGACGCAGCGGATTTTCAGGGGCCGCAGGTGCAACGGGACAGCAGGGACCAGAAGGACTTCAAGGCGCACCTGGACTTACAGGGCACGACGGGGCAAGTGGTTTTTCTGGCACAAGCGGCTGGAGTGGGTTTTCCGGATTTAGCGGATATTCTTCATGGTCTGGGTTCAGTGGTTACTCTTCCCGGAGTGGGTTTTCCGGATTTAGCGGATATTCTTCATGGTCTGGGTTCAGTGGTTACTCTTCCTGGAGTGGGTTTTCCGGATTTAGCGGATATTCTTCATGGTCTGGGTTCAGTGGTTACTCTTCCTGGAGTGGGTTTTCCGGATTTAGCGGAGCGAGCGGATGGTCTGGAATGAGCGGAGTTGGTACGTCGGGCTACTCTGGATTTAGCGGGTTCTCAGGCGCGAGTGGTTATTCGGGCGCCTCTGGATTTAGCGGATGGTCTGGTCTTGGACTTTCAGGGTATTCAGGAGCTAGTGGGTTTGGGCTGTCAGGGTACTCAGGGCTAAGCGGATTTTCTGGTACGAGTGGTTGGTCTGGAGCGAGCGGATATTCCGGGATGATAGGTTACGACGGAAAAAGTGGGTACAGCGGCTACAGCGGGGCGCAAGGAACGAGTGGATACTCAGGAGCCCAAGGGGCGAGCGGATATTCTTCTTATTCGGGGATTTCAGGCTACAGCGGCTATTCCGGCATCTCTGGATTTAGTGGATTTTCTGGTTCTGGAGCAAGTGGATATTCTGGTATCTCCGGTTGGTCTGGTCTTTCTGGTTATAGCGGCTATTCTGGTCTCGGCGGAAGTTACACGGCTAGTTTTACCAATGCAACTTTGACTGCCGGAGTATTGCAAGCCACTCATAATTTAAACAAAAGTTTCGTATTTGCTCAAGTGTACGATGATAGCAATTATGTAGTAATGCCAGACAACATTTCGATCTACAGCGTTAATCGCTGCGATATATCGTTAGTTAGTTATGGAACGATCACTGGAACGTGGAATGTTAGGATCATAGGATAATAAATGAAATACCCGAACCTGAAACCATTAGGATCCATCAAGGCCGACACCTGGGAGAGGATCTACGATTACACTGTGGATACTACTTTCAAGGTGATGTCTGGTTCTGGTACAGCAAACATTCTTCTTGTTGGTGGTGGTGCCGGTGGTGGTACTGGTTCCTATGGTCTTGGTGCACAGCCAAGAGGCGCCGGTGGTGGCGGAGGCGGTGTGATTGAAACCACCGCGAGTCTCGCGGTGGGCAGCTATTCGATTTCAGTCGCAGCAATGAGTGCAAAAGAGGGCAACGGATTAAATAGTGTCGCCTTTGGAAATACTGCTTATGGTGGTATTGCACCAACAACACAAACCGGCGGAGCGTCTGGTGGACCTCAATCTAGGGCGGGCGGATCCGGCAATACATATTCCGGTGGCGGTGGGGGTGGTGCAGGCGCCGTTGGTACTAATGCTCCAGGTGGTTGGGACGGCGGTAATGGAGGAAATGGTGTGCAGAGTTCTATCACTGGTACTCCTACGTATTACGCGGGTGGCGGTGGTGGAGGTGCAGCATATTCCGGTGGTGTGGCTGGATTAGGCGGCGGTGGTAGGGGCAACTTTTCGTATGGCGGAAATATCGGTGAAGACGGATCCATAAATCTTGGCGGAGGTGGTGGAGGAGGATACGGATTGGCAGACACTGGATCTCGTGGTGGTTCCGGAGTGGTGATTGTGAGATACCTTACGAGCGCACTCACTGCTACCGGTGGGACCATAACATATGACGGTTCCTACACTGTACACACGTTTGTTGCGGGTGTTACTTCTCTAACAATTTCTGGCCTCAATGGTGATGTTGATGAGGAATACATTTTAGAGAGCAAAGTTGTTAATGGGTACAGCGGATCTTCATCATTAAGTCTTCGACCTAATAATGACTCCGGCACCAATTATGGATATCAAAATATGTACGGAGAGGATGGTCTATCTGGTGCAGGTAGAGGGACCGGATCTGGCATAACCTTGGCATCTGGTCTAACTGTTTTTGGATCTATAGGGCAGTCTATGTTACGACTGTTCGTTAAATCCGGAGTAGTTAGGACGGGGATAACTGATACTAGTTATGGGGTCTCGGGAACAACGGTGAACGATATTGTACCATATGGGATATCGTGGAACGACGCCGGTTCAAATGTCACATCTCTTGTGTTATTTGGAGGGCAGGCTGGGACTCTGGGAGTTGGGTCGCAATTCACACTGTATAGAAAGACGAGACGTTCATGAAGACTGGAAGTCTTGAAGGATTCGTAGATAAGACTTGGCAGGTGGTGCATGACTCGGGAGAACTTGCGGCGGCTGTCACGAGTTACACGATTAGCGGTCTTGATGGAAATACCGATGTTAAGTATCGCCTCATCAGCAGGGTGGTGAATGGTGCTACTGCGGCTTACGGAATTGTGGTTCGTCCGAACAATGACACGGGGAGCAATTACGGGCTTCAGCTTGTGCGAGGACAAAACGCAACGGTAGAGGCGGGTCGCTCAACTTCTACTGGAATGAGGATATGCGATTGCAATACCTCGGGTCAGCTAAACATGAACGATATGGTTTTAAACGCAAAGTCTGGCGTTGTCAGAACTGCAATCAGCAAGATGGCTTCAAACATCAATGGAACAACAATGAATGACATTTATCTCCAAGGCCATTCGTGGAATAACACGGCAGACAACATCACCTCGCTTGTTATCGGGTCGGCCCAAGCCTCAGGCATCGGCATCGGCTCCCGCTTCATCCTCCTAAAAGAAGTCCGAATCGCAAGCGGTCTAAGAACGGGCACTCTTGATATTCGTGGTGCTCTCAAGGGATCATGGCAGGAGATATATCGGCACTCTGTAGCATCACAAACTTTTGCCGTTACTTCTGGATCTGGAAATGCTGAGATCCTTGTGGTTGCAGGGGGTGGTGCAGGAGGAGCCGGTGATGCAGGTGGAGGTGGAGGCGGCGGAGTCATTCACAACAATTCCTACGCGCTTTCTGTTGGATCCTATCCGGTATCTGTTGGAGTTGGTGGTCTGCATGTTGTGAGCTCATCGGGCCTTAATGGGAAGAATTCCATATTCAACGATCAAACTGCACTGGGTGGCGGAGGCGGCGGATGCGGTGCCGTTGGAGCCAACGGTGGTAATGGTGGCGGAGGTGGTGGCTCACCCCCTGTTACTGCCGGTACTGGCAGCCAAGGATACAATGGTGGAAACGGCTTGACGCAGTCTGGACAAAATCCTGGGGGCGGAGGTGGTGGTGCCGGTGGGGTTGGCGCTGCTGCGACTACAAATAAAGGTGGAGACGGAGGAGTGGGTGTCGCATACACTATTCGAGGAACTGGTTCGGTGTATTACGCCGGTGGTGGTGGAGGTGGCATAGAAAACCAGACCGTTGGATCGGGTGGTAATGGTGGTGGTGGAAGTGGCGGTAAAAATGCCGGTGGCGTAGGCGGTACTGGAGCTGCTAATACTGGTGGTGGTGGAGGTGGGGGTGGATCCGGTGGCACAGGAGGAGATGGTGGATCCGGAATCGTTGTGGTTCGGTATCTGACTTCTGCTCTAACTGCAACGGGTGGGACTATCACAACAGACGGAAGCTATACGGTACATACATTTTTATCTGCCGAAACATCGATCAGCGTTGCAGGACTTCTTGGAAACACAAAAGACCAGCTGCTTAGGATTAGAGCTCGTTTAGTCGGTGGTTATGCAGGAACCGCGTATCGCGGAATAAGAATAAATAATGACTCTGGAGCTGCTGCATACGGGCTGCAGTCTATAGTGGGCACCGGCGGCAGCGTTACAGCCGGACGGACAACTAGATCATATATGGATCTTCCGGCATCTGTGGCACTGAATGACGTTGGCTATTCCGAAACATTGCTATACTGCAAAACCGGATACGCACGTCTTGCTATAAGCGAAGCCGCGGAGCAAATAAATGGAACCACGGTCAATGACGTTTATCTCATAGGCAACTCTTATGTAGAAGGATCAAACGCCACAGAAGTTACTGGACTCACTTTTTATTCCTCTAGTACCGGTGGGTTTGGTACCGGAACAGAAATAGTGATAGAACGTCTTAATCTTTAAGGAGAATTTAATGAAGATACCTGGACAGACATGCGATTGCGATTGGCAACAGCAACCGAATCAAATAGAAGGTGGTGCCGTTGGCTATTCTCTTGTCTCAGAATGCGACACCCATCGTCAGCAAAGAGAGGCCCAAGCTGCTGCAGCTGCGGCGCAGTATGCCATTGACAATTCGCCCTACAAGAAATTCGATTACACAGCCTTCGAAGGTCGTATGATCCAGGTATTACCTCAGGCTCGTTGGTTTCAATTGGCAGTGGGCACGGGGGTGGCATACACGATGATGCGGCTAATAGAATACCCAGGCCGATCCGTGGACAACTTCACTCGCTTTAAATCGTTCATAGAAGGACTGATGACGCCGCAGATGCTTACATTAGAAGAAGTGGATCAAATCAAGGCCTTGTTCTTAGAACAAGGTGTTGACTTAAATGCAATTTAAGATGGAGTCATAACATGGCTATAGCACCTGGAAGATTAAAAATTTGGAGTGGTACGGATTGGATTTATGCCGGCTTTGGGATGTCAGGCTATTCTGGCATTTCTGGATTCAGCGGCTACTCTGGGAAATCTGGCTACAGCGGTTATTCTGGATCAGGTATATCTGGTTATAGTGGTACAGGAACATCGGGATACTCTGGATTTAGCGGGTACTCACGGCAGGAACAGGATTTACGGCCCTCCAAATAAACAATTCAACGGGGTCCGGCGCCGAATACAAAATTACAACATCGGGTCCTATCGCCGCTACTTGGTCTTTAAGCTCTAGCTACGAGTGGACTTGCAACGCAGTTGCCGTTATGGAAGCTTCGGGAGCTCCTCCGGCAGGCTGGCCCCATAAGATCGCGGGGGTTGCCAACGCATCTATTTCAAAAGTTAGCGGTGTGGCAACAGCAAGCATATCAAAAATAAGCGGCATATCATAATGAGATATCATGTGAGGTAAAAATGGACTCCATAAAAGTTACAGTTCCAGGGATACCGCCAATCTTTGTAAATGTAATCCCAGGGTATGTCGGACAGTCTGGCTACTCCGGATTCAGCGGGGCACAATTTGTAGGATCAAGCGGCTACTCTGGGTGGTCGGGGATGTCAGGGTTTAGCGGAAACAACCCTGGATCATCTGGGTATTCCGGTTGGTCTGGGAGAAGTGGCTATTCAGGAACAAGCGGATATTCTTCATGGTCTGGGTTCAGTGGTTACTCTTCCTGGAGTGGGTTTTCCGGATTTAGCGGATATTCTTCATGGTCTGGGTTCAGTGGTTACTCTTCCTGGAGTGGGTTTTCCGGATTTTCGGGATTTTCCGGGTTTAGTGGCACAACGCCCGCGGGGGTTATGTATCTCGATCAAACTCCGGTACAGCACGTTATCAACGGTGCTCCCATATTTGATCAGGGTATACAAAGTGGCGGCTCATCTGGAGTTGTGGTTACTGTCCTGGGTACGAACATCACTGTATCTGTTAATGCCGGTATAGCGAGTTACAGCAATTACATGTACGTCCAAGATGCCAGTGCAGGGGATGTGCACATCTTCGATACGTCTGCCTCAACGCTTAATCTCGTTACAGCATTCAGTGCAAACTCAGACTTTGAGGGAGTTGCTGTTGTTGGTAGTTACATGTATGTGGTAGCAGCTGTTGGCTCAAGGCGGTTTCTCATCTATGACTTAGCGAACCCCTTGGCGCCGTCGTTAAAGAGTTCTACCGCGACTGCTGGGTGGGGTGAGGGTCTAGCTGTTGATCCCTCTGGCACGTATGCGTTCTTTTCTGACTACAACAATAACAACTTACTTTCATACAACGTTAGCAACAAGGTGACACCGTCACTTGTTTCGACAGTTGGTACGTCGAGCGGTCCGTGTACTGTCAGGTATAGCAGTGGTGGATTCGTGACTGTAGTTTCGCAGACAGGGTTTATCCAGAAGTTTACGATATCGTCGGGGGTACCGACATTATCTGGAACGTTGAACCTGTATGGGAATTGTTTCGATCACGTTTTAGATGGGAACATCGCCTATATTTTAGGTGACACTAATTACAGCAACGGGTATATATACATCGTCGACGTGTCCGGGGTAATACCGACATTAGTGGGAGCGTTCCAGTCTACTACTGGTGGAAACGTCAATGGCCACGCCCTCTATTTCAGAGATAACTTGCTCTACATCACGGGGGCCAACTCGTCTTTGACTATTGTCGACATGAGTAACCTTTCGGCACCGAATATTATCTACACAAGTCCAAATCCGAGCACGAGCACCGCAATGCTTGTGGTGGATAGCTTGGGTCACATCGGAGTCTTTAATAGCAGTTCCCAGAATTATTTGTACAGTGCCGGCTTGAGTACTACGATAACGGCATCGATAGGTGTGGCGGGGGATATTCACGGTACTTCCCTTTGGGCGGACAGCAGCATTTATATTGGGACGGGGGTCAACATAACTCCCACGGATTATGCGGTTTCAATCATGGACATTGCCTCCCCGGACCCAGTTCACAGCGGGTCAATTTACCTTAAGGGCTACGGTGGAAAAGACATTAATATTGGTGGAAATTCCGGAACGATCTGGCTAGGTCAGTACGGCGGCAGCACCAGTTTTGTTGCGTTTGACGCCAACAGCATAGGCACTGGATCTCCGGTGTTTTCGCTGTCTAATGGCTATTATTACGCTGCTGTATCCGCGTTAAATGGAGACGGTTCGGCGTCGTTTGCGAACGCGTACACGCAGTTAACAGCAACAGGCGGGGCAACTTTTTCGGACACAAGCGGCCAATCCTATGCGTACTTGAATGGAGGTGGCGGCTACGCCGGCGCATTCGGCTATTCTAGCTATCCGTATTATGCGACGACATATCTTGGGTATTTTGGAACGGCTGTGTCCTCAACTTGCCAGGATTCGAACACAGGAATGGGTTTTACCGGTAATTTATGTGATGTGACTTATCAAGCGGCTGGTTTTTTTAATAACAGTATAGGTACAACGGTTTATATTTGTCAGGGGTCGGCGGGACTGTCGGCTTCTGGAACTACGTCACTTGATGGCGGTCTTATATATACCGATGGTTCGGGAAACGTAACAATCTCCGGTAACCTCACGTCAAAGAACCTCAAGATCCCGTATACTCTGCAGTTGGCCGGCGATCTTAGGGGCGCTTATGTAAACGACGCTCACGTGTTGCTCCTGAACATGGAGCTGGCTGCGACAACGTATCCCAGCGGCATAACTATTACTAGCATCGTAGTTAAGTCTTCCCTCGCATCACCTACCACACAGCTGGCAGGAACAATCCGCTATTGTGATGGCCAAGGTACAAGCGGCGCATTTCCTGGTGCTAACCCAGTCACGATAGCTACCATCAACACAACAGCCGGCTACTTCAGCAGTGGTGCTCTTACCACATCTGTGGCCGCTGGTAAGATCATCTACTTGGAGATGACTGCGGATCCTATTGACTTCAATGCGTTTTGGACTATAGTGATTACCTATACGGTGAACTAGGATGACTGTTTATTACAAACGCAATACCAATCCGACCAATACTAACTGGAATCAGGCCGACAATTGGTCAACTGTATCCTCTGCTTCTTCCACGAACTCTGGAACCTATCCAACCGGTTCCGGGGATTCGGCAATATTTGACGCCGGTTCAAGCAGCATAACAGTCAATACTGGATCGACCACTGGCGTTCTTGATATGCGTAATTATACCAATACAGTTACGCTAACGCAGTCTCTGACGCTTTCCACTCTCTCTACAACACATTACTTTGCTACCGGTGTTGGCGGTGGTTTCGCTGGTACTGCGTACCTCTATATCGCCGGTAGTTGTACCATTAATCCTGGTAATCACTCTAGTTCTTTGACCCCGTTCTCTGGCGGTTTTGCGTACAACTCTACCTCAGCTCTAACAGTCACGCTTGGTGGAAATCTTTATATTTCGGGTAATTTAGCTCCGGGTTCGTCGGGCTCTGCAGCCACACATGTGCTTAATGGAAACACAATTTATGTAGCAGGAAGTCTAACTCATTTTGCGAGTTGTAATTTAACTGGTACTACGAACATCGTAATGAATGGAACTGGGACTTGGTCTGCAGGTTCAGCGACCGTATATTATTCAAATAACATCGAGATAAACACCGCGGGGACGTTTTCAATAGCAGCAGGAGCGTCCGTAGGGTACAAAACTGGGATACTGAAATACACTGCAGGGACGGTAAGTATTGATGTGACGTCGACACTATTTATTCAAGGTTCGATGACGCTTAACACCCCAGCCGCAAGCGTTGCTTGGGGAAAGGTAACTATAAGTGGCAGTCCGACGATAACACTTTCAAGCGGTCCCAAGATCGCAGGTCTATTTACACCAGGAACTGTAACGACCTTCAGTGGAAATTATATCGTGGAACTTTCAGGAGGGGCCACCCTCTCCTCTGTTGTTACTGGAGCGAGCAGCGCCGCCCTTAAGTTATCGGGAGGAACTTTCTACGGGTCTGCTCTTAACATCAATACATCCGTTGCAGGGAATGTTACTTTTGGAAGTGGCGCCTCGTCATTCGCTTTTGGCGGTGCATTACCTCCCACGCTGACATATACGAGTGGAACAGTCACGATGGGGGCAATTGGGACAACAAACTCGCTGACTATCGGCGGTAACGCTACCCTCAGCTCCGGATGGAATGCTACTACATTCAACAACTTCGGAAGCAATGCAACGGCAACTCTTACGCTCAACTCCGACATCAATATTTCAGGTCTGTTCAATCTAGCTTCCACTCTCACCATTAACGGCGCGTACAACGTCAACGTTAGTGGTGGATTCCCCACATCTGGTTCCGGTACTCTGGTTTCCGGCTCTGCAGCAACCGTCGTCTTCAAAGGTGGAACCTACCACAATTCGTCGCTAGCATTTAATGGAAAACTGACCATCAATCCGGTTGGGACAGTCACTCTTGGTAACTGCGTGATGCAGAGCGGTGGGTACCTCAAGTATGTTGCAGGTGCCGGATCCATCGTTAATAACTCCGGTTCGAACTACATAAATCTTTACGCAGGAACGACCCTTGATGTGAACGGAATCCCTGCCTTCTGGAATATTTTGTATTTTTCTAATGCCGGGACCTATACCCTAGCTTCCGACTTTCACTGTAACACTATGCAATTCGTATCGTCATACGCTGTTATATTCTCTGGTGCCTATGATATCTATTGTTTATATCTAAGCTCCGTGGCTGCCGGAACAGGCGGAAGCACGCTTAGTCTTGTAGCGGGGAGAACGTTGAACATAAGTGCCGGCATTAACTTCCAGGCTCAGGTGGGATCCACGAACACAATTAACTCAGCAACGCCGTCCTCAAAAACATATATAAAGTACACAGGGACGACGCTTAACAACTTATTTAACGGGCGGACCGCGTTCGTCGATATTGACGCGAGTGGTGGTGCCCCATTGTACTCTATTAACGGTTCCGCGACCCGTTGTGTCAATGCCCGTGGTGTTACCGGTGCTGATATCGGTGGTGGTGGTCTTAAAATGGTGGTGAACTGATGGCTACATATACAGCGATAGGGGCTGGAGGTAACTGGTCTTCGGCGGCCACTTGGGGAGGGGCGGGATTTCCGGGGGCCGCTGACACAGCAATCCTAAACGGAACATCTGGATCGGTGACGGTGGACGTTCCCTCGACTTGTCTCACGCTTACCGCTACTGGCTATAACACCAACCTCGTAATGACTTCAACGCTCACGATGGCAACGGGTGGGACTTGCACGTTACCTTCTGGAGCATCGGGTCAGCTTACTGGAACTGGAGCATTGATTCTCAATGGAACAAACGCTCTTACCACCAATGGTAAGGCCATTCCGACTTTAACTTACGGCACTGCTGGGACAAAGACCATCACAGGAAACTCCACGATTGCAACCCTGAATGTGAACTCCGCTACAACTCATAACGGACTATACACATTAACCGTGAGCAATATTTCGCTGATGTCTACGCTTGCGGGAACGACCACGGTGCAGTTTGGAACTGCGGGGACGCATTCTGGAACTTCCGTAATGTCCTGCTCCGTCAATTGGTCTGGAAACGGTGCTATCAATGTCACAGGGAGTATTACTTACACAAGTTTTGACCACACCTCCTATACAGGAACATTTACTGTAAATACTGGTGTGATGCCGATTGTTACTGGCACAACAGTGTTGAATGCTTCTGCAACATATGTTTCTGGCGGGACAGGCGCTTCCATGCGTTTCGCCGGGGCTTCTGGGTATAATATGACCTCTAATGGGGTTCAGTTGCCGTACGATTTGTCGTTTAACACAAGTTCGATAAAGACATTGCTCGATAATTGGACTGTTCCGCACACGAACCAGTTTACGGCTTTAACATCGGCGTCAACTTTTAACGGGTTTAAGTTCATTATTAAAGGTGTTTTTAATACGGCTGCAGGAGTGTCTGGGACAACTGTGTTTGAGTTTCAGACTGGCGCTAATTTAACCGGGGGCGCTGGCGGGTCAAGCTGCCCATTTACGTTCAACGGTAACGTTACCATAAGCGGGAACGTGTCTTACGGTGGGTCTGGTGTGATGACGTATACGAGTGGGACTATAACCACGACCGGGAGCACGATCACGTTCATTAGCGCTGCGACAATGAATTGCTCTGGTATCACATTCGCTAACATAGCTATGGGCGGTAACGCGACAATCACGCTCTCTTCTGCCCTCGTTCAGACCGGTAGCTTGTCCGGCGCTTACACGGTAACAGCGAATGGGTATACTTGGACGATCGGAGGCGGATTGCCCACGTCAGGTACGTGTGGTATCGGAACCGGCACTACGGAATTTATATTGAACGGGACCGGGTCGGTGAGTAATGCGTCTCTTACTGTGGCCGGTAAGTTAACCATCAATACCGCAGGAACAATAACACTGGGTAATTTTAACCTGGGTGCCGGGGCTGTCTTAAAGTATGTGGCAGGCACAATCTCCGGCACATCGGTCATCACGTGCACGGAGAATATTAGCCTTGATCTCGCCACTATACCGACTCCCCCCAGCTTTACTTCAACAGCATCTGTTGGAGTAACGCTGCTTAGTAAGTTGGTGTGCAATGCGATGAACTGTCTGGGTGCCTACTTCTTCAACTTTGCCACAGGTGCGTACGACGTGGAGTGTAATGCGCTTACAATTACTTCAAATGGATCTGTCTATATTCTTGGCGGTCAGACATTGAAGGTTAATACGAGTATCTCGATGCTCATGGGTGCATCTACTGTGCCAGGGCTCCGAGCGCTATCTGGTGTGATGGGGTTGAATTACCGAGGAACGTACGCGAACTGTGCTATTTATAGGGCAAATCTTGCAAACATCAACGCCAGCGCCTCGGTAATCCCTATCTACAATTGGAACGGCAACGGCACAAATAACTGCACGCGTGTTTATACGGTGTCGAATAAAGACATTAGGGGCGCAGGTTATACCATCATCAACATATAGGAGTCGTATGACATACACAGTAAAGTTAGTAGAAATCATGGGAGACACAATCAACACCGATGTTGAGTACACATTTGATGACGGCTCAGTGCAACTCATAAGAGTGTCACACTTTCAGCCTGAGAATGCATGTGACGTGATAGAAAACATAGAAAATCGCGGGCAGTCGGAGGCTGATAAGCTCGAGGTAGCACAGAGGAATCAGATCATAAAACAACAGCTAGATATTCTAACGGTACAAGGAGAATAACGATGAGTATTATTGAATTACCGCAAGCAAATACAAATACTGTAGCGAACAAGGTAGAACAGATCAAGAGAATGAACTTTCGCCTTTACCAGCAGATCCTGACACTTCATACACAGGTTTTCCAAGCCGTATGGAATGACAAAACATTTACACCGAAACAGATTGTAGAAGCTTTTGGAACAGATGCTGCGGCTCTGTTTGCCAATAGTGCCAGCATTCAAACGCTCCTATATTCTGTAAACAATGCCTATGTTCCACTTAATATTCCGGATGGTGTGTCTATATCGTTCAATCCAGATGGGTCAGCAGTTTACACACAAGCATAGCCGCGCAAGGCGTGTGGTATGATGCACACATTTGGCTAAATAGCAGCTTGGAGGGAACATGGAGCACAACTTTGTGGTCACCTCATATTATACGATCGGTACCCCGTATCATGCAGTTGCTCACGAGTACCTAATGAACTCTGTAAGACGTATGGACGGACGGATCAAAGCCGATATAGCTGGTGTTCAGAGCCTCGGAAGCTGGCATAAGAACACTGGCTACAAGCCACACTTTATTGCTAACAAACTCGAGCACCACAAGGAAAACGTCGTATTTCTTGACTGCGACGCTGAGATCCTGCAGTACCCGGGTCTCTTTGACACCATTCCTGAGGAGTACAACTTTGCGTGTCACATACTTGATAGGAATGAATGGTATGGGATGCAGTTTGGGGAAGGGCAGTCTAAGGAGCTCCTTAGCGGAACCCTGTTCGTAAGGAACAACGCTGAGAGTAGGAGGATCGTTCATGAGTGGAATATGGCATGTCACATCTCCAGCTTGTGGGAGCAGAGAGTACTGGATGAGGTCCTTAAAAAAAATGGCATTAAGATCTACGAGCTTCCAATCTCCTACTGCTACATAAAGTCCATGCCGGACGGAAGTGCTCCCAAAGTCAGGTGTGAAGCACCTGTTATTGTGCATAACCAGGTATCTCGCAAATTTAGGAACACGGTGAACCAGTGCCCATCTATGCAATAAAACGTGTAAACAACGTAAGTGCCGAGTACCGCGACAACATCATCATGGGTAAGAGCAACCACTCCTACTGTATGAACAGAAAGATCACGGAGGTCCTTAACACAAACAGCTGGCTTGGCCGACGATGCTTCATAATAGGCGGTGGGGAGAGCCTCAGAGGGTTTGACTTTAGTAGGCTTAACGGTGAGCTCACCATAGGGATAAACAAGGCATTTAAGCACTACCCAAACTCAACGATTAACTACTGTATGGACTCTGTGTTTTACGACCAAATGCACAGGGGAGAGTTTGACAAACCTGGAGAAGTCCCGCTCATTGAATACTGGAAGAAGTACGGCGGAACTAGGGTGTTTATAACGCCAATGGAGCGCCGGCAGTTTAATGGAGATGTTCTTTTGGTACGCAGGAATATTGATCCGTCCGTTAATCGCGAAAATCTTGAGCAAGGTATACATCCAGGAACTAACTCGGGTACTGGTGCACTCACGCTCGCCGCGGCACTTGGTGCCAGCCCAATCTACCTCCTTGGATACGATATGGCAGCCTCCACGTCAACGCATTGGCACGAGGGGTATGAGAAAAGGGACCTTACAGAGTTTAGCAGGAAGCTTGACGAGTACCGTCAAGACATAGAGAAGATATCCCCGCTGCTGGCGCAGGCCGGAATAACGGTCGTTAACCTGAATAGGAGCAGTGGGCTAAGGTGCTTCCCGTTCGGAGACATAGATTCGATAATTGGAGCCAAACATGAGTCCAACTTATAAGAATGTTTCTCTTCATAGTAGGGAGTTTAATGGCAAGGTGGTTGAGCCCGGTAAAGAGGTGTGCTCTTTGGCGTATTACGACGAAAACTCAATCCAACTGCTTAAGGTAAGCGACAAGCCGTACTACAACAAGACACTGCTCTCGATTGTAGTTACGAGGCCTACTGTTGTAAAGATACCTGAGGTGGACAACCTTGGCACCAGGGTCACCAAGTTTGCTATACACTTTCATGTCAAAGAGGGGTCTGTAGACATAAGGTATAACTCCGAAGACAATCTTCCGGCGACTCTTCTCTACGAGGATGCAAGATGGAATGACCGCGTATTCGAACGAAACATAGACAGAATACTTGTGAAGGGCATTACTGACAAATTTGAGCTCTGGATCATCCTGGAGAAGCTCTAAGATGGGTGGGTATGATGCTTGACTCCATAAACCGATTCAGAAGGTGGCATGGAAAGAATGACATAACCAGTGTTGATTTGGCCGTATCAGATTATTGCAGACTTCACTGTATGGCCATGGCTGCAGAACGAAACCTCTATCATGCTCCTGAGTACTACTTAAACGGATGGAAGGAAGCTGTTGCAATGATGTCTTATAGTGACTACTGGAAAGACAGGGTCGTATTCGACGTCCTTGGTACCAGCGGATCCCATCTACGTGTCCTTCTTGACTGCAACACTATTGCTTTTGGAAGTTACATAGATCGTTGGACTGTGTACGCTTGCGTACGCGGGATATAAAGCTTTTATACAACCTGTGAAAGGAGGAAGTATGGATTGGAAATCGATACTAGCAGTACTACAGGCTATAGACTGGAAGCTAATAACAGCGATATTTCAGGCTCTCACAATGATAGTGGGGCTTGTTGCTGGTATTGCTACAGCGTTTTCCGCAGTAGCTCGCTGTGTTGAGGCGTGGTACCAGCTCAGCCAGACTCCCGGGCTAAGTAGCTGGAGTAGGATTGTTCAATGGTTCAAGAACTTTTGGTCAATAGAAACGTACCAGACAAAATAAAGGAGAAACAACAATGCGTAACAGAAAAGGATTCGCGGATATTGTGCTAGTGTTTGCTTTGGCTGCCCTCGGAGTGATGATATGGCAGGGGCCTAGGATCATAAGCTCACTTGGTGACGTGTTTCACGGTGGTAGCAAGAACCAGAAGAAGCAAGTGCATACCATCGATTCAACCAGAATTGTCTATCAGATAGATCCAAAACATCCGGATAGGCTTATTCCTGTGAAGGAGACTTACAAAGAAGAGTTCGAGAACTCAGACGCGCAGCAACCGCCGGAGACGTTGTGGCAGAAGTTCCTGCATTTAGGAATAATGATCATTCCTGTCATTGCACTGATCTCGTACTTAGGAGCATGGCCACTTATCTACAAGTTTATTGTAGCTCCGTTGAAAGCTAAAATAGCTGCGGCTGAGGCGGCTACTGCCGCGGTAACTGAGGACCACGATGCTCTTACACAGGAGGCCAGGAAGATAGTTCTTAGCATTGATCATGGTCTTGTGGCGATTGACTCCAATATTAACGCAGCTAATGCAATGGCTAGTGCAACGCTGGATCCGACCGTTAAGACCTCATACACTACAATAGCGAAAGCGCTTCTTGATATGAAGCAGGACTTTTTAACGTCGATGTCGAAAATACAAGACGGAAGCACCAAGGCGTTAGTAAGTACTCTAAAGAACAGGTAAGTAGTTTAGATACACCCCCTCCACTTCGGAGGGGGTGGTAAGGCCAATGAGGTATGCTATGATATTAAAACTAATTACGTTGATCGTTAGTGCTGTTTTATTCTGGTGGGGAGGATACAACTGGCTGCCGGCGCGTAGGTTTATAATGCCGTCGGTCATAACAGTGACTACCGTGATCATAACGCATTGGTGGTGGGCTCTATTACTCATGCTTCCGCCAATGAGCTTGTTTCTTTCGCTTGGATATGGCCCTAAGAGCGAGTTTTACTATCTTTTCGGGGATGGATGTGGTAGAGGTGTTTGGGGGCTTCTAGTGGGCATTGCAGCCTCATTAGGGCTATGTATGGCAGGACACCTCCAACTTTACTGGTTTATACCGTACCTAGCAGTGTCTTTTACTTTAGAAAACCTTTTAAAAAGCTTGCCGCAGGACGAGGGTGACCCGATCATAGGCTTGGGGTTTGCAAGTATAATGCTGCTAATTCGATAATATTTCATAATTTTTTCTTGAAACAGCCGTAATATAGAGTGAGGCCACTGTGCGGATATTCGTCCTGGAAGACATGGAAGTTCGTATAAGCGCATTTAAGAGGCGGTACGCGTCTGAGAGCCTTACCATAGCTACAACAGCAAACGAAGCTATTGCAATACTCGAACAAGGGCTTGATTACGATTTATACTCACTAGATCATGACCTTGGCGGGCAAGTGTTCTGCAGCTCTGAACTTGAGAACTCCGGATATAGAGTGGCGGAGTTTCTCAGCAACAAGAACGTGAAAGGGCAAATCGTGGTACACAGCTGGAATCCTACTGGGGCTAAGAACATGCTGGCTGTTCTCCCAGAAGCTGTCTATCGACCATTTAGCGCGTAACAATGTTTGAGATAATATTCCCCGAGAACACAGGCCAGCACTACTATGATATCCACTTCCTATACGTACTTAATATCTTTAAGTACTTAAAGTGCAAGATCTCCTACGAAGTTCGTACAGACTTTGTTGTAACCATAAACGGTAGAGACTTCCTGTTTGACTACCGTGACACAAGCGATCCCCCCACCAGCAGTCTCCCCGTCTTTAAGTTTCACTGTGTCGAGGAGACTGCTGGCATATTTTGCTTTCCCCCAGTTAGCTTCTACGACTGGGACCGGTACTATGCGCTCGAAAAAGAGATCCAGTACAACCCTCTGCGAAGTTTCTGGATAAGCTCACGACAGCGCCCATACGGGGACGCCACAGAGAGGCGCATTAAAGTACAGAAGACCCTTAAGAGGCTGGCAGACGACTCAGACAAGCTGAACGCAGAACATGGATGGGACGTCGATGACAAGAGCCGGCACAAGATCCTTACTGGAATTATCGGACAAGAAGACTACTGGAAAGAGATCAATGATGTTGATATGGCGGTGTTCGCCCCAGGATACTGCAATAACATGCTTGACCGGGCCCACCTGCAATACCTTGCATTTGGATGCTTGACAGTATCGCCTAACATTCCAGAGGTCCTTCCGTTTGGAAAGAGACTGCTTGGGCACGACAAGTTCCCAAACCTGATGCCACAGGAGACTAACTGCCACTACCTAAAGTGCAAGGACGACTACTCCGACGTCATAAGCATTGTAATGTGGAAGGGGATCCACTCGTTTGTTCACCCGTTTATACAGATCAGCGAGAATGCGAAGACATTATTTAAAGAAACCTGTACGCCGGAGGCCGTGGGCAAGTGGATCCAAAGCAAGCTGTAAAACGAGTTAATATAATAATACCGAAACGAGACCGCCACGAGTTCTTGGCAACGTGCCTGCACTATTTGAATCTAGCGTGCGCTAATCCAGGATTCAAAGTAACTGTCTACGTCTCAGACGACTCCGTTAACGAAACGCCTCCTCTTGGCCACTATAAAAACTTCAAGTTGATGCACCTGCGCTTTCCAAACTCCGGATTGTTCAACAAGTCCAGGCTTATTAATAATGCTCTGTCGAGGATGGACGACTTTGACTGGTTCAGCATCGTGGACGTTGACATGGTGTATACTCACTCGTTTCTAAATGACATTCTCAGGAAAATCAATCTTGGCGCCGACTACGTTGTATCACATGGGTATAAGCTTGGAAGCAGCGTGTCGGGCCATGTTATGGCTAGTTACCCCGCGATTGAGTATGTTATGTCAGCAACCGATAAGGAGGAGTTCCGGGTAGGACCGTCTCAGATCTCCATGACTAAAGCGGCTTACAATCTCTTCATCAGCTCGTTTGGAAGTCCGCTTTATGACGAGTTCTATGAAGGGTGGGGAGCAGAAGATTCCGATGTATCTTTTAAGTCGATGTTTCTAAGTGACAAACGGATGCTTCGGAAGGAGAGTGTTAATGACGTATGGTATCATATGTATCATGAAAGCCGTAATACTAATGGCGCTCAGTACAAGCGAAACTATGACCATTTCATCGCCCGCCTAGCGGACACATTCAAAACAATGCCAACAATACAAGGGGGTACCCGTGCCTAAGGTAGCTTTAATAACTGGAATAACCGGCCAAGATGGAAGTTACATGTCGGAACTTTTACTGAGCAAGGGATACGAAGTTCATGGAGTAATCCGCAGGACCAGCTGGCCTAACACCGGAAGAATTGATGACAAGTTCGATCCTGAGTCCAAGCAATTTATACATTATGGTGACCTAGCTGACGGGATAGACGACCTCCTGTACAGCTTGCAGCCGGATGAGATCTACAACCTGGCTGCAATGAGTCATGTGAAGATCAGCTTCGACATACCGATCTATACCGCAGATATTAACTCTGTTGGAGTATGCCGAATACTTGAGGGCATAAGAAAACTTGGCCTGACAAAGAAGACGCGGTTCTATCAGGCAAGCTCTTCTGAGATGTTCGGCATAACGCCGCCGCCTCAGAGCGAGACAAGCCCATTTAACCCAGTAAGCCCCTACGGATGTGCAAAGCTTTATAGCTACCACATCACGAAGTCCTACAGAACCGGTTATGGGATGTTTGCTGCTAATGGGATTTTATTTAACCATGAGTCCGAGAGACGCGGAGTAAACTTTGTCACAAGGAAGATTACCCAAGCGGCATGTAGAATCAAGCTCGGTCTTCAGAGCACCATGCGGCTCGGAAACCTGGACGCTAAACGTGACTGGGGACACTCTAAGGACTACATGCGAGCTATCCATATGATTATGCAGCATGACGTTCCGGATGACTGGGTAGTATCTACCGGTGAGACACACACGGTACGCGAGTTTCTGGACGAGGTGTTCAACTACCTCGAGATACCTATCGAGAAGCATGTCATTATTGACGACTCCTACCGCAGGCCGAATGAGGTTCCGGCGCTTCTTGGTGATTCCACTAAGATCCAGACGGTTCTCGGGTGGAAGCCCGAAGTAACCTTCAAGCAGCTTGTGAAGCTTATGGTCGACTCCGATCTTAAGGAGACGGCCAAGCAAGTAGTGGAAAAGTTGTAACATATGGCTGAGATAAGTGAATTTCGTCTTTTACTTCTTCTGGCTTTGATGTACCTGCTCGGAAGATTACATGAGGAGAGGAGCAAACAATGGAGCTACAGACTATTCACTCGGATGCCCGCGGATCTATAAGTCTTCTGCTCGGCGATTTAAACATGTTTAAAGAGGTTACTGTCTTTAAGACAAACGCCGGATTTGCACGAGGTGGGTGTCAACACGACATTCATGATGAGTTTGCTTGTGTAGTTGAGGGAGAGATTGAGTATGTTCTCGGTAAAAGTAAGGAAGTGTTTATTATGGGTGCCGGAGACACACTCAGGATCCCGCGAGGAACTCCGCACTACTTCCTGTCCATAAATAGCTCAGTGGTGCTTGAGTGGGGAGCTGACCCAGAGGAAAAGAAAAACAAGCACGCTGAGTTTCGTAAGATCGTTGATGACTTTAATAGTACAAAGATAGCGAGCGACATGCTGTGACAGTATCCGACCCGTTTCTACTGGAAGTCCAAGACTACGTTCAAACTTTTGCTGTAGACGACCCGGAGCTTACGGCAGTAAAGACTGAACTGTACAAAGACTGGCCTGGGGTACCGTCAAACCATTATGAGTTCCTGTACGAGGTACTGCGAAGGCTAAAGCCTAAGACAGTGCTAGAGCTTGGAACACATTCCGGGGTGTCTGCACTATTTATGTCTAAGGCCTGCCCCAGTACTAAGATATACACGATAGATAACAACATGTGTCAAATCCAAAACTCAGCACAATATACACAAGGGGTGTCAAACATAGAGTTCATCTTTGGTGATGTGCTGGATAAGCGTATTGCGGAAAAAATACCTAACGACTTGGGGGTAATTTTCGTTGATACAGACAGAGACATAGATCTTCTAAACAACCAATTAGCGTTGTACTACCCTAAGCTTAAAGATGGCGGGTACATGTTCCTGGATGACATTTTGTCAGAGCAGCACTACCCACAGGCCTTTAAGTGGTGGAGAAGTCTTGAGGGATACAAGAAGATGGATCTTCCGCGAGTTCACATTGGATATGAGATGGGAGCCATCTTAAAATGATACTGAACATACTCAAAGACATAAACTGGATTGACGAGCTTGCGCCACATGTCGCAAAGCTAATCGATGTCCACTACACGTACCCGAATGTAAGAACTGAGCACGACGCCTACTTTGATCCAGGGTTTTACAGGCTAATACCGCCCTCTAGAACGTACCCAAAACTAGATCCTGTCATAAACTTTAGGCCCGAGTACAAGCTTCCATTTAACATATCACACTACCTGCCGCTGTTTGTTATCCGGGAGCTATATAAAGACAGGAAAGATATCCTAATAGAAGATGTTGGCGCCGGATCAGGAAGCTTTATCTATTTCCTGGCAAAGTCTGGGTTTACTAACTTTCACACGATAGACGCATGGTGTGAGTGTCCGCGGCAGCTGTTTGACGACATGATGGTAGCCGCCGGTGCTACGTGCCAAGTTAACAACTTCGCTGCCAACCCAGTTATCATACATAACTGCTCCGCACCCAGGTTTTGCTTCATCTCACCTGGGATTGGGCCTGTTTCCGAGGTGTTTAAAAGCAACCCTGAGTGGGACTACGCCACGTATGCAACTCTCAAGAGAAACTTATCAAACACAGAGCTCATATGCTTTTACTGCAACAACGTGTGGGAGGACGAGGCTGATGCCAGGCTGTCCCCACTAGGGTACGTGTTTCTTTGCAAAGACTCCGATCGCATGGCCAATGTGTGGTGCAGGAAGGACAAGTTCGAGGAGTTCAGAGATAAACTAAAGAGGTGGGAAGCATGAAGGTTCATCTTTGCTGTGGAGACGTATACCTTAGCGGGCACATTAACGTCGATATCGGCGGAAGGAAGCTGCGCAAGGGGGAAGCCAATCCAAACCTCACTACACTAGACAGGTACTTCACGAGACCATTTTCTACGGAGTTTTCTAAGAGAACACGCGGAGAGTGTATTGTCGATAAGAAAATGAACCTCACTGAGAACTGGATGGACTTCAGCAACAACTCGGTTGATGAGATAGTAATGATCTCTGCCATTGAGCATTTTACGAAGCGGGACGCTGCTCACATCGTAGGGGAAGCCAGGCGAGTACTTGTGTCTGGAGGAAGGTTTATTTTTGACTTTCCAGACATACACGAAGACGTTCGCAAGCACTACAAGACAGACCCTGAATGGTTGATGGAGCTTATCTACTGTAACCAAAAGAACGAGTACTCAACACACAAGTGGGGGTACACGCGTAAAACAATTAAAGAACTTCTTGGGGACTCCTGGAAGGTGCAGTTTAAAACTGTCGTAAAACACGACTACCCAATGATAGGGGTAGTGGCAAGGAAGCTATGATCAACCAATTTGAGCCTTTGCTTGACACAGCCGACCTGAAAGCACGATTTAGCGAGTACTTTGACTCCGGTGGGTACATAACTGAGTACAAAAAGACTGCCGAGTTTGAGAACAAGATCAAAGAGTTTCTCGAGGTAAAACATTGCTTTATGGTCAATAACGGTACTATCAGCCTGTCCCTAGCTCTGCTCGCGATGGGTGTTGGGCCAGGAGACGAGGTACTTGTCCCTGATATAACCATGATCGCGACTCCAAACGCAGTGAGGTTCATCGGAGCTACTCCAGTGCTTGTTGACGTAAGCGCTACCACGCTATGCATGAACTTAGACAAGGCCCGGGACAAGATTACACCCAAGACTAAGGCAATAATCTATGTAACGCTACACGGCAGAAGCCACGTAGATCCAAGCCTAATTAAGGAGTTCTGCTTCCTCCACAACTTGGCGTACATATCTGACGACGCCCAGTCTCTAGGGTCGCGCTACTCCAACGGAGAACGCATCGGGAGGTATGGTGACGTGTCGTCATTTTCCTTCTCTATGCCTAAAATAATCACTACGGGGCAGGGTGGGTGCCTTGTAACCAATGATGATAAAGTTGCCGACAAGATCAAAAAACTTAAGGACTTTGGACGCACCGGAGGCGGGCTCGATATTCATGACGAGTTCGGAGTAAACTGCAAGTTCACAGAGCTTCAGGCAATAGTTGGGCTAAGCCAGTTCAGAGACATTCACACAAGGATAGCTAGGAAACGAGAGATGTACCTCATGTATGAGTGTGCTCTAAGAGAAGTTTCGCAGGTTACCATGCTTGACATGGATCTAAGCTATGTCACACCGTGGTTTATTGACATCTATGTTGAGAATCGCGAAGATCTAGCGAAGTTCCTGCTCGACGCTGGTATTAAAACACGTCCTATCTACCCCGCGATCCACAGCCAAAAGATATACAGCTTTTACGGAATGGACTTCCCTGTAGCGACCAAGATGTCCTCCATGGGTCTGTGGCTTCCCTCATCTCCGGGGCTTACAAATGATCAACTAATAGCTGTGTGCAGTAAAATTAAGGAGTTCTATGCCTAAGTTTTCGCTCATATTCTGCTGGTACGGCAAGCAGGAGGACCGGCTAAGACTGTTTAACGCCACGCTGCAATCTATATCAGCTCAGTCACTTCCAAGAGACATGTTCGAGCTCATAATCGTGCGAGACATGGACGCCAGCCACCCAAGCCTTGAAAAGTTGGCGGATAAGGTGGTGACGCTCCCACACCGTGATCTGTTCTGCAAATCCTGGTTCATTAATGTCGCGGCAAGGAACTCATCAGCCGAGTGGCTGTTTGTCATGGATGCAGACATCATTACGGACAGAGATTACCTAAAGACAGTGTTTGAGTACATGAATAGCACAAAAAATTATGTGTTTGTCCCATTTAACATTGTACTCAGAGAGACAGAAAAGGGAGGAGCAGACCGCCTTGAGTATTACAAAGAGGACATATTTGGCATAGGATTCTGCATAAAGAAAGCGGAGTTCTTCAAGTCTGGTGGGATGTGCGAGGGGTTTGATGGGTACGGCTGTGAGGATCGCGAGATCTGCGAGAGGCACAAGCACAACAAAGAGAACATGCCATATACAGTAACTCACCAGTTCCATAAGTACACTCAAGACACTTTGTTTGTTAACAACACTCACCTTATGGGTGTGTTTTTAAGGAACAAAGCTGAAATGGAGCGTCGTCTAGCTCTTATCGGTGGCTTAGTTGGAAACCCGCAGGGTCCTGTCCCTGTGTACTATGGAGATCTGACATGAGAATACTCTGGATAGATCACTTCAGTAGGGTCAACAAGTGTGATAAGTGGCTCCACACGGATTTCGCGCTTGAGGTGAAAAAGTACGTTGACGACCTGTTTATCTACGGTCCAAACATGTATGAGATGTTTAAAGGGGATAAGTCGATTGTGCCGATCCCGTTCAACTTCTCTCTTACCATGGAGTACATCATAGACAAACTAAAAATAGATGTGATCATCCTAAACACGCGTGCCGCCGCATATCACCCAAACTACTTCCCGGTGTCGCTGTTTCCGGACAGAAACGGAGACGTTGGGTACTGCTGGCTTCCACTTGACTTCGCCACGTACCCGATTCGTAAGATATGTATTGAAGAAGACTTTCACTACGAGGCTAGCTACGACTGGCACAGGAGCATGGGGATAACAGTGGTTCTTCAGAAGCACTTTAGCCAGTCCCTTAGGATGCAAACAGTTCCAGTTGAGTTCTTTCCGTTCTCCGTGGATACGAGCATATTTACACCGTACTACGGGGCGCGAAAGAACAAGTTCTGCTTTGTGGGCGCGTCAAGCCCTGACTGCTACCCACAGAGGTTTGTAGCCCACACAATGCTTCAGCGAAGCAACATTATAGACGTGTTTAGAAGCAGAGAGCGCGTGTTTGACGATTACATCAAGTGTATGCATGAGTATGTTAGCCATGTATCCTGTGGGTCTAAATACAACCTGACGTCCGCCAAAACGTTTGAGATCATGGCGTGCGGCTCAGTGCTATTCACAAACAAGTTCACCGGGATAGAGACTGTCTTAGATGAAGGAAGCTATATAACATACGAAAACGACTGGCGGGATCTTAGCGATAAAGCAAATCAGATATTGCGAGATGAGTCCTTGCGTAAGAGTGTTGTTGACAGAGCTATTCACTGCATAAACACCAGGCATACCCATGAGATACGAATCAAGGAGCTCTTAGCTTTTATAGAGAAGTACCGATGAACGACGTTGCCTTAGTAGTGACAAGCTGTGACAAATATTCGCGGGCGTGGCCTGTTTTCATGCACGGACTTCGTAAGTACTGGCCGGAGTGCTCCTGCAAGTTATACTTCGTTACTAATTTTAAGGATGCACCAGCCGGGGAGTCGGTAAAGGTAGGCCCTGATACGGGATGGTCAAACGGTATGCTTGTGGCTCTCGACAGGATACCCGAACCTATTCTACTTATGATGGTCGAAGACTACTGGATCTGTAAATCGGTCAATGTGTTCCTTATGGATGTTCTGGTTAATTTAGTTCGCCAAGGACTCGCCGACCAGATACGGCTAAATGTATCTGCGGAAGCTGCTAAAGAAGAGAGTATGCTAGACGTAATACCAGACACGGCTTACTACGTGGCGTCTCTTCAGCCGTCTCTTTGGCGTAGGGACTACTTCAAGAACTTTGTAAGACCTGATGAGAACGTGTGGCAGTTTGAGCAGAACGCTCACACGAGGACTATCCCAGGTGCTAAGAACTTCTCTATGAAGGAGCCGCTTATATCCATATGGCAGAAGAACCCCATTACTAAAGGTGTGTGGACTGAGGACGCTAAAAGCTACATCGAAAAAGAGGGGCTTGCTGTTCCCCGTTCGGAGAACCCCAATGATGCTATCTAACGGTATGCGCATCAGGAACATTGTATCTAGTAACACGCGTATCAGACATCCGGAGTTCTTTGTCGTTGGAGACCACTCCGTAGTGGACGACTTTTGTTACTTCTCTACTAAGGTAAAGATCGGGATGATGTCTCACGTAGCGGCATCCTGCGTTATCGCTGGAGGAAAAGACAGGCAGTTTACAATGGGTGACTTCGGGTCGATCGCATCCGGCGTGAAGATCTATTGTGGCAGTAACGACTTCGTTAATGACCTTGTTATATTAGCGCCAGACTACGACATTGGTATGGAGATGTGCTCTGGAGATGTGACTATCGGAGACTACTGTGGTGTAGGAACTAACTCCGTCATAATGCCAGGAACGGTGATACCTGAGGGAACAGTTATTGGAGGGCTTAGTTGGGTTCCGGCATTCTCGAAACTTGACCCGTGGTCCGTATACGCGGGTGTTCCTATTAAGAAGATAAAGGACAGAAACAAAGACCGAATACTTCGCCAAGCAACAAAAATAAGACTCCGGCTTGAACAAGTGTATAGAGAGAGTATCTAAATGAAGCAGTTTAAAGTGTGTTTCGTGTCGCAGCATTTTAAAGATCCGACGGCTCTTCTGAGAACACTTATAAAAATGACACCAAAAAAGTCTGGTCGCTGGGAAAGTATGGAGGCTGTAACCGATCCTTTCGCGGCTGACTATGTTGTTTGCATGGACGGTCCTCTTCCCCTGGATGCTCACCCTATTCCAAGGGACAGGGTAGTGTGCTTTGCGCAGCATCCGAAAGGTGTCAGGTCCTACCATGCGATGACAAACGTGCCTGGAGCTATTGCAGTGTTTCCGAACGATACATGCCTCAACCCTGGCGAGTGGTGGATTAGCCATGACTATGATGCACTTATGGCAATGACTCCTCCAAAGAAGAGCAAGGACGTTATAAGCATCACTACCTATCAGGAAGACAGCATCGACCGCCCGACCTACGGCCAGCGTATCAGGTTCCTGGAGGAATACGTTAAGAAGTCAGACAACATAGACATCTTTGGAAGGCAAGACTCGAAGTTCATGAGTAATCCAGTTATAAACAAGTTCTATCGTGGGGTAGCCGGCATACCTGCATCCACCATGGATGTGTCTGTCGGAGACCACTTTGTAGGCAAAGACATAGAAGTAGACTACCGGTACGCGCTAGACTTTGATGTTGGAGTGATGTTTACCGGAAGGCCAGTGCATAATTATCTATCAGAGAGATTTTACGACAGCATGCTTCTGTGGACCATGCCTATTTACTTTGGTGGTGACAATGTACACGAGTTTGTCCCGAAGGACTCTTTCGCGTATGTTAGGATAGATGGGCCGTTGGAAGGTGTAACAAAAGAAGCTGAGCGGGCCGTCAATATTGTTAACAGCACATTTCGCGAGAGCCACATAAAGGACATTGCAGCAGCCAGGCATATTCTTCTAAACGAACTTCAAACGTGGCCGTTCATCTACAACAAACTAAGGAGCTTGTAACATGAAAAAAGTATTTTGCTTGGGGGTATGGGATCTGTTCCACTTCGGCCACTTGAACCTACTGTATAATGCCTACCAGGGGAGCGGAGAAGGGTGGCTTATTGTCGGAGTTGTTACTGATGAAGCCGTAAAGCGCCAGAAAGGGCCATCGCGTCCCATAGTTCCTTTTGACGAACGCATGGCTATCATAAGCGCTCTCGGATGTGTCCGAGAGACCGTTGGAGTGGACGAGTTTCGCATACCTAAAGACATTCTCGATACGTGCGACCTGATCGTAGTCGGAGAAGACCAGCATCACATAGCAAATCTTTATGAAATACCGGAATCAAAGCGCCTAAACTTGTCCAGGTATGACGGCACATCAACATCTAAAATAATTGAGCGGATAAAAAATGAGCCTACCTGATATTCTTGGATGGACGGCAACTGTAATATTCTCTGTGGTGATTGTGCCTCAGATCATAAAGACGGTGAAAACCAAGTGCGTCGATGGCGTGAGTCTACTCCTGTACGTTATGTACCTGGTCGGCAACGTAATCGCCCTTTGGTATGCCATCCTCATCCGGCAAAACCCTCTCGTAATAAAGTACGTGATCGCAATTTTAACAACTGTCTTTTACATAACTCTCTACATAAGGGTAAAGAAAAATGATAATCGTATCAAATAACCTACAGAAATACATGGCACTTCCAAACGACTCTGTCATTCGTATCAACATGGCTTGGGTTAATACTGTCGAGGAACTGGAGCAGATTCTAAAGACTAACGAGGACAAGGATGTCTTTCTTGACTACCCCCAGGGCAGGACAAAGCCCCCGACCCCTGTTATTGCTATGGAAACAGCCTACGACCTATGTGCGAAGTGGAAGAACGTAAAGTACTTCGCGGTATCGAACATCGAGAAGGTCAGCATTGTGAAGGAGATCCAGGCGAAGCTCCCGCCCACCGTGCAGTTCGTTCCCAAGATCGAGACCAAAATGGGCATCAAAAGGCTTGGTGAAATCATCTATGATTGTGGTATAAAGATGCTCATGCTCGACAAGGAAGACTTGTATCTAAACGTTAAGAAGGACAACGATGAGTTCTTCAAGTGTGTTCAGCACGTACGCGATATCTGCGAGGGATTGAACGTGTCGGTGCTTGAACTGGAAGGTGTAGTTTTCTCAGAAAGGAAGCGAGGCGCGTAATGGATCTGAACCCCAATTTAGATATTTGGAGCAAACATTTACCGATATGGGAACGAGGTCAGGCAGGGGGCCGTACCCGCCCTATCGATAGGGATGCTCTGTTTAACAACCTTTGCGAGGTCAGCGCCTGCTTGACCAAGCACGGAATCAAGCATTGGCTGTCGCACGGAACGATGCTTGGCGCCTACCGGGACCAGAATTTCATCGCCTGGGACGATGACGTGGACATTGCTCTCGACTTCTCACAAAGGACACGTATCTACCCCGTTATCGACGAAATGCGGGCTGCCGGGTACATCGTCACCGAGGGGGATCCAACAAAGCCGATCACAAACGACAACGCCCCTTATTACGACACGAATTTCATTCGTAACGGGGAGAAGATCGAGGGATGGTGGTTTGAGAAGGAAGGTGACTATTACGTCTATGATAAGCCGCGTTGCGGGTATCAGCTGAAGCACCCGGCGAGGTACTACGATGAGCTTCAAGACTTCGTATTCCGGGGTGTCACGTTCAAGATCCCGAACCACATCGAGGAGTGGCTTGAACTTATGTATGACAAAAACTGGCGTACTCCTAATAAGAATAAAAAGTACAATATTAACAATGGGTAATTCAAATCCGCATAAGAAGGGCTGTTCTTGTTGTATCTGTAGTGCGAAGAACGGTCTATATGTTGGCAAGAACCACCCTGGGTATAAAAAATCTATTCATAAAAAGTGTAGGGTCTGCGGAGACTCTTTAAAAAGCAAAATTGCAAAACATTGCAGGTATCATATGTACTTGCTACGAAAGAACCCAAAAGTCCATTGCACTGGATGTGGTGTTCTTTTAAGCAAGTATGCTTTTAGAAAAGGGAAGGTTAAGTATTCAAAGTGTAGAAAATGCTGTCGAGCTGGGGTTCCAAATCCTAGCCAAAGTCTACGGATGTCTGGAAAAAACAACCCCATGTTTGGTAAAATAGCTCACCACGGAAAGCGTATATTCTACAATGGAGTACGGTTTCGATCAAAACGAGAAGCAGCTTTTGCTGAATACTTAGACCGTAAAAAGGTAGTATGGGAATACGAACCGAAGGTATTTGACTTGGGAGATAGTACCTACACCCCAGATTTTTACACTCCGATGATGTGTACATATATAGAATTTAAAGGATTTTGGAGGGGACCGGATAAGGAAAAGTTCGAACTATTTAAAAAACTGTACCCAAAAGTAAAAATACTTTTGGTTATGGACAAGTATTTCAGAAAACTTCTAAAACTGGAAAACCCATGAAAAAACTGGCGTTCATAGGTAACAGTGAACAGCCCCAAAAGCTCCTGGATACCTTTCGCAAGATGACCCCCGGGCGCTCAGGCGTCTGGGGGAACCTTGTTGGAACGGGTAATCTGGATGAAGCGGACTGCTACGCCGTAATTGACAAGCTAACGTCAGACTACAGCCACATTCCGGAGAACAAGTGTGTGTTTCTCGGAGCACACCCGGAGACGCTCAAGTACTACCAAGACATGGATGGGTTTAATGCCTTAGCAAAGTTTGATTGTAAACATACGTTAGGGTTTTTGGAGTGGTGGATTACCTATGATTACGATTACCTGTCTAAATTGCAGCCAATGCCAAAGACGAAGCTACTTGGTACGATCGTAAGCAACTCTTCTAGCGACGACAGCCACAGAGTCAGGAGAGAGTTCTTGGAGCGTATGTGCTCACAGAACCCGGGTATTCTAGACATCTACGGACGAATACGGCCATTCGGAAGTCTTGTTTCACATTACAAAGGGGCCTGCGGGCAGTACTCAGTGCAGCATGCCGGAGACTACTGGTCCGGAAAAGAGCCTGTGTATGAGCAGTACAAATACATGCTTGAGTTTGACAATGTTGGCGAGCACTACTTCTCAGAGAGGATCCTTGACTGCATGCTTCTCTGGGCTATGCCGATCTACTGGGGAGGGCGCGGAGTCCACAAAGTTCTACCGGCTACCTCGTTTAAGTACCTCGACATCAACGGGCACGGGGACGACGTAAGAAATATCATAAACAGCAGGTTCTATGAAGAGCACCTGCCAGAACTGTCAGAAGCCAGGCACATCCTTCTAAATGAAGTTCAGGTCTGGCCGAAAGTACACAAAGCCATCTTTGGGACATTTCGATGAACATACTTTGGTTCTATAAGTACATACCCGAATACAACTTCGACAAGTGGTTTCACATGGAGTACGCACGTACCATCGCTAAGTACCCTGGAGTAAAGCTGCTTGCATACGGGATGGACCTTGAGAAGGGGTACGCTGACGTAGCTACGATCCCGTACGACAGTAAGATTACCATGTACGACTTAAAAGCCATGTTTCCGTATGACGCAGTCATATGCAACACAAAGAGCCGCATGTTTGAGTCTTATTCGCCACACACCGGTGTTCAAAAGAACTGTTGGATACCAAGCGGATTCGAAGAGATCAAAGAACCGAAGATAATGATAGAGGAAGACTACCACTACGAAAAGAACGACGACTGGTATAAGGAGAAGGGGTTTGATCTGCTGCTGCAGCGTCACCACTCACAGTTCCTTCGCAAAGGAAAAGTACCAAACGCGTGGCTTCCATTCTCCGTAGATACCGAAGTGTTTGCACCAGTATCGATCGACAGAGTTAACAAAATAGCATTTGTTGGCAGCTCTGTTAACACAGCATACCCGGACAGAAACAGGGCTATTCAGACGTTATCGAATTATGATTACATCGTTAACTACAGGATGATCGTGGATGAGGGGTACATAAATGTTCTAAAGAAAAACATCGCGTTCTTGTCATGCAGCTCGATTTATGATATAACCGCTGCGAAGACATTTGAGATAATGTCATCAGGAGCAGTTCTACTCACTGACATGTTCTCAGGTATTGATGAGATTTTTCCAGATGGCACGTGCGTAAAGTTTAAGAAGGACCAGTCGGATCTTGTTAGCTTAGCGGCTAAGATATTAGCTGATAGAGAGTTCGCTAGGGGCATTGCAGCTAATGGGATGGCCCATATACGTAAGCATCACTCTAATGACGTGCGGACAGGTCAGCTCCTAGATATCATCCGGAGCATCAAAAAATAGTTTAAAATAGTTCTTGACACACAGGGCTTTTTGTGCTAGGCTAGTGCCTCAAAGTTAAAAAGAGTACAATTTAGATTTCCACTACACGGAGCAACAGGTGAAGCTAAAACACGAACGCATATTAGGATTGCTGGCCAGGCAAGGGCGTATGCCCTTGTGGGCGACGCCATCCTTTTGTCTCGTGGGCACACGCTCACAGGTCGCTTCGGGTAGTTATAAGACCGATAATATCTAACCAAACCCGAAGCGACCAGAAACAACGGTTCTCGGGCTCGGTTAGACAGGATCGGTCTTTTTGTTTTTATACGGGGGTATCGACTAAAGGCAGGTCACCTGGTTTTCACCCAGGAAACGACGGGTCAGTACCGTCTACCCCTACCAGTGGGCATAAGAGGTTCCTAACACTCATGGAACTGGAGGAGCGGTTCAACTCCGCAGCGGCCTCGGCCGTTTAGTGTAACAGCAGCACGCCAGTTATAGAATACCTCTCGCTCACGTTGTATGGCGCATTCGTCTAAAAGAAGGACGTCTGGTTCTCAGCCAGGAGACATCGGGGCAGTACCGTTATGCGCTACCTGTTCTTTGAAAATGGTTCATTGGTGTAGTGATAGCACGTAAGCTTGTCACGCTTAAAGCGGGAGTTTAATTCTCCCATGGACCGCCAATTTAATTTGAAATAGTTCTTGACTTTTGCTCCAAAACGCGGTATAATGCAGTTGCTTGTAGGACTTCGGTATTTTTATGCCTATTTTTAGGGCACCCGTAGGGTTGGATAGCCATAACCGGATATCCTACAAGCACCCGAAAGGTGCCCTTCTTTTTTTGGAGTGTGCTATGAACATGTACGGATATGTTTATCTGACTACTAACTTGGTCAATGGTAAACTGTATGTTGGTCAAAAGAAAGGTAAGTTTAATCCTAAATATTTTGGTAGTGGATCTTACTTAAAGCAAGCCATCAAAAAGTACGGTAAACATAATTTTCGTGTAAAAGCAATAGAGTATGCTAATGATAAAATTACATTAGACATGCTAGAAATAAAGTATGTCGCTGAGTGCAGAAATTACATTGGAAAAGATAACGTATATAACCTAGCTGATGGCGGAGACGGTTGTCCTGGTTGGAAAGCTTCAGAAGAAACTAGAAAGAAGATGAAAGAAAGTGCTAGTCATGGAAATCATGCGGGTAAAAAGAATGGAATGTTTGGAAAAGTTGGACGAACGGCAGAGCACAAGTGGATATCTAACTTACAATTAAAACAATCTAGATGGGCTAATAAAGAAGAGTTTTCAGACTATATCAATAATGGTTGGATAAGAGGTAGAAAGTTTTTTCCAGGATCGGGGGGTTGTACTAACGGAAAAAATCGGAACAGCTGGAAGGGTAAGAAGTGGATTTCAAATGTAAAACTACACCAATCTAAACTTGTTACAGAAGACGCACTTCAAGGTTATACGAAAGAAGGATGGATACGAGGTAGGATGTTTAATTGTGGATGCATTAAAGTAAAATTTGAGAACGGCTAATCGCGGGTATCTGCAATGGATATTCGAGGAAACTCCGGGCATCAAGAGTAGTGCATCAAAGCTAATAACTTTGACCAGTTGAAAGACTGAGAGTATAGAGCCACAGTGACGAAACCCTTTAGTGGGAGTGAAACGTTGGCAATCCTTGCATGATGCAATCCAAAATAGGCTACTGACTTACTCAGTCAATAGTAGCGGGTTTGGAGCTTAGACAGATGATTAGCAGTTACTGAAAGGTAACTACAGAACCCGGGTTATAGTTCTCAAATATTTTTATGGAAGACAGCCAGATATCAGTTAGCTGGGCCAACCTGCTAAGTTGGAGACGTGCAAACGTCTGGTCGGGGCAGCACCGACGTCTTCCGCCGATGGAGGAGTTGAGCAATTTGGTGGCTCGCCCGCCTGGAACGCGGGTGCTGTAAAAGGCATGTGGGATCGTACCCCACCTCCTCCGCCAAGGAAGAGCTGAGCAGTTAGAGAGCTCACCCGTCTCGAAAACGGGAGCTGTAAAAGGCTTGTAGGGGCAGCACCTACCTCTTCCGCCAGTAACGCACGATAACATTAGATATGTTATTGTGCAGTAGCAGATCGGCAAAGATCGAAAGTTGGCGATGTTTGCCGATGTAATAAAATGGTGGGTTTGGTACATTGGCAGGTCCGACCGGCTTGAACCCGGTTAAGGGTTAATAGCCCTTTAGGCGTTCGACTCGTCTACCCACCGCCAAAAGTTATGGGTCAGTAGTTCAACAGTAGAACGTCGGTCTCCAAAACCGAAGACCAGGGAGCGTCACCTTGCTGGCCCGCCAGTTTGTTTTTTGAAAAGTATTATTCATTGCGGAGACGAGCCCCAGTGGGCTAACCGGTCTCATAAGCCGGAGCTGCCAAAAGCAGCTGATGGGTGCAACTCCCATCTCCGCTTCCATGACGGCTTGACAGAGCAGCGAATGTGCAGGTCTGCAAAACCTGTTGGAGCAATCCACACGTCGGTGCAAGTCCGACAGCCGTCTCCACTGAGGGTAATATAATGCATACATATGTATGTAACGAATGTAAAAAAGAGTTTTCTTCTAGGAAATGTCATCGGCTATTTTGTTCTCGTATGTGTGGAAACAGACATGTGGTCAGAGTTAAAAATAAGACTGCATATGATTTGTACATACGTCGATGGAAGCAGGGGCTAGAGAATGGTGGAAAAGGAGTCTCCTCCATCTCTGGGCATGTAAGAAAATATTTGTTTGAGAAGTACAAAAGCAAGTGCTCGAAATGCGAATGGTCAGAGGTTAACATCTATACAGGAAAAGTTCCTTTGCAGATTGAGCATAAGGACGGTAACTGGAAAAACAACCGTGAAGAAAATCTAGAACTACTTTGCCCTAACTGCCACACATTAACAGAGTTTTATGGGTCAAGAAACAAAGGCAGAGGAAGACCAACTAGAGTAATGAGAATTGCGTAACATAAGCGTCCGAAGTCGACTGGGTAGACGCCTGGCTTTTAACCAGGACCAAGAGTAGGTTCGATTCCTGCCGGACGCACCAGTATTGGGTTCGTAGCTCAATTGGCAGAGCAACTCCCTCTTAAGGAGAAGGTTGCGGGATCATTGCCCGCCGAGCCCACCAATGGCGATTGGCGTAATAGCAGCGTGCGAGGCTTTGAACCTTGAGGCGGAGGGGCGGTACCTCCATCGCCAGCCAATGTGTTGTTCTTTAAAATGTAGTTAATTTCGGGGTGTAGCTCAGAGGCAGAGCGCTCGCTTTGGGAGCGAGAGGTCGTGATTTCAAAATTCACCACCCCGACCAACATTGACCTGTCGTCCAACAGTAGGACGTTCGGCTCTGAACCGAAAAATTGGGGTGCGAATCCCTGCAGGTCAGCCAATGAAAGGCATGATATGAGTGAGTGGATTATATATAAAACAACCAATAAATTTAACGGTAAAGTGTACATTGGTCAGAAATTTGGCTATGCAAGACCTGGATATCTTGGAAGCGGAAAACTGTTAAAAATTGCAATAAAAGAACATGGAAAAGGTGGCTTTACACGAGAAACACTAGCAACAGCACAGAACCAAGAGGACGCAGACCGCTTGGAAAGAAAGTATATTGCTGAATTTAATTCTACAGATAGAGCTACCGGTTACAATATTACAGTCGGCGGAAACGGAGCATGGGGACCTGACTCAGAGGAAACCAAGCTGAGAAAGAGTGGCCCTAAACCATGGGTGTCCGAAGCACGGGTCGGGAAAACACTATCAGCACTCGGGCACAATGAAGACACTTGCATCTGTTGTTTCTGCATGTACAAGCGTGGGGAGTACAAAGGTAAAACTTATTCAGAGAAGTATGGGGTGGACAGGGCGGTTGAAATAAGAAACAAAAATAGCAAAGTGCAACGTGGCCGAACAAAGCCACAAGATCAAACAGAGAAGAACAGGCTTGCACATATTGGGCGGAAACACATACATAATTTAAAAACAAAAGAGAGCCGGCTCGTACGCAAAGAACAAGTATTGCACTATTTAAGCACCGGATGGACATTAGGCAGAAGTCCAGAAGTTAACCAAGTACTACAGAAAGCAGCGGTAAAAAGATGCCTGAAACTATCACTGATAGGGTAGTAGAAAAGGTATTTTCACTATTCAAAGACGCTGACATATACTTGGTTGGTGGCACAGTCCGTGACAAGCTGCTTGGAAAAGACACGGATGATCTGGATTTTGCTATTAACCTTCTTCCAGACGATACTGAAAAGGTCTTTCAAAAAGCAGGTTACAAAGTACACGATGTAGGAAAAGCCTTTGGAACAATAGAAGTTGTTATGGATGGGTACATCATACAAGCAACTACATTTAGAAAAAACGAGAAGTACCAGAGGGATAACCGCCGGCCGGTTGTGGAGTGGGGAACAACGATCGCGGACGACCTGATCCGCCGGGACTTTACGATCAATGCCCTGGCAATGGATCGAAATGGGGAGGTAGTAGACCTCTTCGGAGGCAAGGAGCACCTGGCAAAGGGGATCCTTGAGACCCCTATGAAAGCGGCAGAGATCTTTAGCGACGATCCGCTCAGGATGCTTAGGGCGATCCGGTTCAAGTCGCGGTTTGGGTTTTTGTATTCAGATGGAGTAAGAGAGGCTTTAGCAAGTGAAGCACACAGGCTTCTGTTCCTGCCGAAGGAGCGAATCCTAGACGAGTTCACCAAGATACTGCTTGGTAAGTACGTTGGTGAGGCTCTGAATGACTTGCTGAAGTACAAGCTGCTCAATTACTTCATCCCGGAGCTGACGGTACTTAATGCTGTGGACCAAGACAGCAAGTACCACAGCAAAAATGTATGGCTTCATACGGTAGGAGTAGTTGAGAACTCGCCGGCTGAAGTAGCTTCAAGGTTTGCAGCGTTGTTCCATGACGTCGGCAAGCCTTACGTTAAGACTGAGTGGGATGGACGGGTGCACTTCTACCGGCACGAAGAGGTTTCGGCTCTGATGGCTTATTCAATCTTGAGTCGGCTCGGGCTGCCGCGGAAGGTGATCGAGGACGTAACGTACTTGGTCCGGAACCACATGAGAACGAACCTGTACAAGGAAGACTGGTCAGATTCAGCGGTAAGAAGGTACGTTGTCGAGACCGGGGCCCATCTTGACAAGCTGATCGCTCTGAGTGCCGCTGATATTACTAGCCATAGACCAGAGAAGGTTCAAATGAACCTAGCCCGTATCGATCACCTTAAGAACAGGATCGAGGAAGTAAAGAACTACAAAGAACTTAAGTGCCCACTAGACGGGCTGTCTATCATGGAGCGATTCAGTCTTCCAGGAGGTAAGGAGGTTGGAAGGCTTAAGGATCTCGTGATGGCGGCACTGACGAATGGGGAACTAAAGCTCGGAGAAGACAAAGAAGTGTATCTAAAGTATCTCGCTGAAAAGCAGGATATTTTTAACGGAGTGTAGCTCAAAAGAAGAGCGCTCGGTTCGGGACCGAGAGGTTGGGATTGCAAGATTCCCTACTCCGACCAACGATCGAAAGGATTGTTATGCCAACGGGAGTATATAAGCGAAGTAAGATTAGAAAAGACAGGAAGCTGCGAGAAACCAGGGAGTGCCTCGGAGGATGTGGTATGAGACATGAAGTTCAGGTTACAAGTTCCTGGGAGAGATGCAGATCCTGTTATGAAAAGACAATGACTGGCGGAACGAGCACACACAAACTTGATTGTGGGTGCACGGCTTGTCGTGCGAAACGAAAAGAGTTGGTTGGCTCAAGTAACCCTATGTTTGGTAAAAATGGATCTGAATACCAAAAAATAAGGGTACGAGAGGCACAGCTTGGAAAGAGAAAATCAGAAGAAGCAGTACAGAAAAGTGTTGATACTAAGAAGAAAAATGGGTGCTATGACGGGCGTTGGATAGGTCCTGAGAATCCTAATTGGACTGGCGGGCTTAACCTACCATATGGACCGGAATTTGACAACACCCTAAAAGAGTCTGTTAGGAAAAGAGATAATTATCAGTGCCAGTTATGTGGTCTAACAGAGGAAGAGCATTTAGTTATTTTAGGTTGTAGTTTGAATGTGCACCACATTGATTATGACAAGTTGCACAACATATTAAGTAACCTAATTAGTCTTTGTAAACAGTGTCATTGCCGAACGAACTTTAACAGAAACTATTGGAAAGATTTATTTACTAATAAATTTAAGGAGAAAACAACATGCGCTGCTTAGTGCTCAACCTAGATTTCCAATTCCTTGGGGTGTGTGACTGGCAGTCTGCAATCTCTGCTGTATACTCTGATAAGGCTGTTGTTCTTGAGGAATACGATAAGGAAGTACACTCAGTTAGTCAAACTATGAAAGTACCGGCGGTAATACGTCTCAAAAGATATGTTCGTGTTGTGTTCGAGAGGATCAGCTATGTCTCTTACACAAAGCGTAACGTGCATCTTCGAGATAATTATCAATGCCAATACTGTAGTGTAAAGTGCGGCGCGAAGAACACGACAATTGACCACGTAATCCCGGAATCAAAGGGTGGAAAAAACTCCTGGGATAACACCGTAACTGCATGCAAAGCATGCAATTACTCAAAGGATGACAGAACATTAGCTGAGTCGGGGCTTAAGCTAATGAGGACCCCAGCTAGGCCTCGTGGATTTCGTGAAATTGTAAGAATTAAGCTCGGAGAAATAGTGGATCTCTGGGAAAAGTATTTGAGTTAAGTTTTATGGCGGCTATGGTGTAATAGAAGCACAGGAGAACTCAGTGCAACTCTGAGGGTGTCCACCATTGGGGAGTAGTCTTCAGGGCGAAGGCGCTCGGCTGTTAACCGAGAATAAGGAAGGTTCGATCCCTTCCTCCCCAGCCATACGCGTGATTCGTTCAGCGGCTAGGACACCTGGCCTACATCCAGGATATCGAAGGTTCGAGTCCTTCATCACGCACCAGGGGAAGTTAGCTCAATTGGAAGAGCATCTGTATGACATGCAGAAGGTTGAAGGATCGTGCCCTTCACTTCCCACCAGTTTGTCACGAAAAGCACATCGGAAGTGTGACAAGTTTGTCGGAAAAAGTAGCTACTATTTGCGACAAAATAGTTGAAAATAGTTTGTAATAAAGTACCCCCTTTGCGGCTCTATATAGGTGAGAGCAGTAACCTATAAAAACCAAAGGAGGGTCGTATGGACGATATGGACGTGGTGTTTAAGTGGTATTGCATTCAAGAAGAGAAGTGCAGTAGACTGCCGTTAGGTGAATACGTAGACGGTTCGCTTAGCAAAAGCAGGCATATCAAAATGAAACAGCACATAGCTGGCTGTGTTATGTGTCAGCAAACAGTTCGTGCAGTAAGAGAAGCGGTAAGACAATTTGAAGGTGGTTACAGGCACGCGTAGGTTAACTGGTAAACCCCCCGGTTTATACCCGGGTCATTGGCCGGACTGGCTAAATATGAAGGTTCAAGTCCTTCCGCGTGTACCAATGAAACGTCCGTTGTGGACCGGACATTTGAGATGAGTAGACATTACCACCTGTAGCTCAATAGCAGAGCACCCGGCCGATAACCGGGCGACGGAGGAGCATTACCTCTCAGGTGGACCAAATCCGAAGCCCAAAGCGAATTGGCAGGAGTAGCAATGGGTGAAATTACGCTCTGAAAGGCCGACCAGAGACGAAACGGTTGTAATAAGAAGGCCCAGCCAATATGGCGGAATAGCTTAACTAGAAGAGCGCTGGTTTCATAAGCCAGAAGTTCCGGGGCAGCTCCGGGTTCCGCTACCAGTTCGGAGGAAGTATGAATAAGCAGCACAAGAAGTTACTTGAGGTACGACCTAGGTTCGGTTGGGAGATCAACCCAAAGACTCGGGTTGTGCCTAGCGGTAAGGCATTCTCTAGGTCAAAGGGCAAGAAGGATCTGATTAAAGCTTTAAAAGAACAATAACGCCCCTGTAGCTCAATTGAATAGAGCGCTTCCCTGCGAAGGAAGAGGTTGGCAGTTTGAATCTGCCCAAGGGCACCAACTCCCCGTAGCTCAGTTGGACAGAGCGCTAGTTTCCTACACTGGAGGCCGACCGTTCGATCCGGTCCGGGGAGACCAAGGATCTATGATAGTCATAAACAAGTACAAAGCAGGATACACGCATTACATTGGAAGGGGCACGCTCCTTGGAAACCCGTATGTAATTGACAAAGACGGCACCCGGGACGAGGTTATTGCAATGTACGAGAAGTATGCTCTAAAGGATCCGGAAGTTCTTGATGCTATCGAGGCTCTTCCGGAGTCAGCGATCCTTGGGTGCTTCTGCAAACCCAAGCATTGCCATGGTGATGTTATAATAAAGATATGGAATAAATTGCATCGTGTGGGGGCGACATGACAGACATCGGTTGGAAGATCTCAAAGAACAAAGCATGGGAGCTTCAGTTGGACAAGTTCGAGGAGTGGTGCTGGTTTCGGTTTAATCTCGAGCTTACTCGCAACTGTGATCATGCCGGCTTTAGGCTTTTCTTAGAAGTATTTGGGTTTTTTGCAGAGTTGTCAGTGTACGATGTACGGCACTGGAGCTACGATCAGAACAAGTGGGAAGAGCTCTATTAAATCATACCTCTATGGCCTAATTGAATAAGGCGGTAGTCTTCGAAACTACACATCTCAGTTTGAATCTGAGTAGAGGTACCAACCTGGAGTAAGTATGAACAGGATATTAGAAAATTGTTATGGTTACATTTACTTGGTAACTGATTTGGTGACCAATATGAGATACATTGGTCAACACAAAGGAAGTAGGTTTGATCCAAAATACAAACCAAGTGGTGTCATAATAAGACGTGTTATGAAAAAGTACGGTCAAGGTAGATTTAAGATACGACCCATTGATTGTGCTTATAGTAAAGCAGAGCTAAATGAATTAGAAATAGCTTGGATAGCTGATGTAGGCTGTACCTGGTCTAAGGGATACAACATAACACCGGGTGGCGAGGGTGGAGATTATTTTACAAATAATCCAAATAAAGAAGAAACAAGAAAGAAGATGGTTGCTATTGGTAATATGTGCAAAGAGAAGGGAATTGGATTTAATAATGAAAAACTTCGCAAGCCAGCACATAAGAAAAGTATAGAAACTCAACGGAAAAACAAGTCTGGATTTTTTAGCCTAAAAGATGGAATGAGGTTCAAAAATAAACATCACACAGAAGAGCATAAAAAATATATTGGGTCAATAGTATCAAAAGCACAGTCCGGGAAAGGAAATTCCCAATATGGGAAAAAGTGGATTTACAATCCTGGCCTTAAAAAATCCATAAAAGTAACAGAATCAGATTTTATGTCATATTTATCAAAAGGATGGATGCCGGGAAGAAGAATGAAGTTCTAACCTCTCTGTGGGATAATTGGATAGTCCACCTGTCTTCTAAACAGGATATCATGTCAGTTCGACCCTGACCAGAGAGACCAAGCGATCGTGGCGTAATGGCAGCCGCGTAAGCCTCAGAAGCTTATGGGTCAACCCCGTGCAGGTTCAAGTCCTGCCGATCGCACCAATCAAGCGAGTGTGGCGTAATGGCAGCCGCGTCGGTCTCAAAAGCCGATGTCCGAAAGGATGTGGGGGTTCGAGTCCCTCCACTCGCACCAAGCCGGATTAGCCCAATAGCAGAGGCGACGGTCTTAAAAGCCGTAAAGTGTGGGTGCGATTCCCTCATCCGGTACCAAGGGCACGTGGCGTAATGGCAGCCGCGCAGGTCTTAGAAGCCTGTGTCTTCGGACGTGTAGGTTCAAGTCCTACCGTGCCCACCATCTTTTAACGGGCACCACTTTGGAACAGAGCTGTTCGGATCCGTAAGTTGTATGGATATGCTTGGGTAAAACTTCGAACACACGCTTTGTATACCACCTAAGTTATCTAAGAAGTAGTTGCAGTCAACACACGCGAATATACGCTTTCGTACTTCGTCTTGAGTAGCAGCTTTAAAAACGTGATTCATAATTTTATTGGCCGAGTGGCGTAATGGCAGCCGCGCAAGTTTGAGGGGCTTGTGTCCGAAAGGACGTGCGGGTTCAAGTCCCGCCTCGGCCACCAGCTACTTCTGTAACTTGACTATCTTGTGTACCATAGATAGTCTAATTGGATCGGTATTTCTACATACGCATGCATGACCACAGCCGGTACTATCAATTTGAGATTTACTCTTCCTAGCATCTTCAAGTGTTTTGTGAAGAGTAACTGTCAAACACCCGCATCTCGCTGCTAGAGCGTACTCTCCGTCTCCGTGAATCCACTCTGCGTATTTGAACTTTCTTTTCGCTGCTGCTTTGTACATAACATCTCCTGTTTTGTTTTCCCACCGTAATAAATGTGCCCCAGCTCCTTAAACTGCTTGTCAGTGATTACCGAATGATAATCATAATCCAACTCACTCCTAAGTGCATCAAACTTAAGTCGTGCCATTCTTAAGGCTTTCCATGACTTTCTTGATTTAGGAGTCAGCAAGCTATCGTCTATTGCGTGTAGCTGCTCTCTTATCTTAGCCGTGATCTTTGCTAACTTCATGTGCCTACTTAATTTCATGTTACCCCCTGTTTAGTGCATTATCCTACCGGTCCACTTGGCCCAGTAGTACCTGATCTGACTCCGAACATACCTCCAATTCCATCCGCGGTGTATGACATCCACATAGAACACAGTGCTTTTGCAGCTCTCTAGCGGCTGGCACTCACTTACCTGATCAAGTACAAGGCTTGGCAGCAGTGTCATAATGACCGGAAGCCCGGCACCTTCACAAGCACTGAATGGGTATCGCTCTTGCCTCTTAGTGACTTCTGTCTGAGAAGCTGCTTTAAATACCTGGTTGTATTTCATCCAGATACTCATACTGCTCAGACCACTTGTTCCCATCTAGCCCAGCTGCATTAAATAATGTCACAAGTTCCCAAAATGTCTTTTTACCTACTTGTGTAAGTGACATAATCTTTTTTGGTCCGCACGCAAAGGCTTCCCCAATAGTCTTGATCCCATTGTGCTCCAGTGCTCGTCTACCGCGGTTTGATACAACTCGAAGACCGACACGAGCATGCGGAAGACATGATGGCACAGTACACTTTCGCAATGGTGTATCGACTACTGTCTCTTGTTTATGGTCTGGAGGATGCGGGTGGACACCCGTGATGTCGTGCACAGCGGATTGAATTACAACAAGTTCCGCATGCCTAACAGAGCTTCTAGCAGCATTTCCGTATAGCTCGGCTAACGCCTGCACAGTCCACTTAATCCAGTTCGGTTCAGGTGCTAGGTGCTCTAATGCGGACTTAAACTCCCAATTACGCAAACACTTTCGTAATTGCGTATGGCTTTTTTTAATGTACCGCTCGTTACAGTACTTCACAAGCCCTCCTATCTTAGCTGGTCTGATTAGTTGTTAAGTTCTCATTCTCACGCTTGAGCTGAGTCATGATCCTGGCCATCGAGCAGATCGTTATGGCTTGATCAACTAGACGCTTCTCCAGCTCCTCGATCCGCTGCTCCAGAATCTCAAGTTCTATCACTTAAATAACCTATCTTTTTTGTAAGTTCTTTTATTTGAAGTCTATCGAGATCAGCTAACGCGCTAAAAAAGGCTGACTTAAAGATTAGGTGTTCTCTTGGTGACAGTTCCCCGCCAACAGCAGCCTCAAGCCTCTCTATTCTCGAAGCTATGAGGACTTCCCACTCCTCAAGACGCATCACCGTGGTGCCCAGAACTTCCACCATTTCCTCTTATAGTACATACATGCCCCGTCTGCGTTGTACTCTTTCTTAGGTACAATCCGTCCCTTATCCCGGTAATACTCAGCCCAGTATGGATCTCCCGCATCGTCAAGCTGCCTAGCGAGCTTGTTGCCTAACAGCCGCTTAACAAGCATATTCTCGCACCAGTCCCACCTACTTGAGGAGCCGAGCCACACGTTCATGCTTGTAATAGCGACAACAGCTATTGCCGGACCGATAGTCCCAAGCCACTTTCGCTGAAATAGTTGGCAGTTTCCCCCGCTATTGTGCTGCTCGGAACCTGGATCTGGTTGCTTTTTACAAGGGCTAAACCCGAAGGCTGCCCGGCTTCGCTCATGGAACTTGCACTCACTACACTTCCTGTAATACCCAAAAGCATTCATTCCTCCGCTCCTATGTGTTGCTATGTCAGCTCGTATACGCCATCTTTATCATATGTTCCACCACCGATAAACCTTCCATCACCAATAGGACCGCTACCGTAAGGCATTATGCAAGGTTTGTAGTGTGACCCATTATGAACCCGTTTACGAAAGATCTCACACGCCTCTTTTCGGCTTTTTGCTTTTATAACAAATCCACGACCTACTTTCTCTGTCCACAGAAACTGCCAGCTTGGCACAATTCCTCCTTATGAATAAAGTTTAAACCCGTTGAAGAAGCACGGGTACTCTTTCCGAGGACAAAACGCCATTGTGAGTGGCATATCATCCAAATCATCTTCCACAAAGACCACATAGTCGCCGGCCTTTTTAGCGAGTTTGAACTCTTCATCAGACACAAGGCAGGTTACTTTACGGAATGAGTTCTTGAGCCACCACTTCATCCGCGGATCCTTCTTGAACTTGAGGTAGCACATGAGCGCGACGTGACCAACACCGTTCACGCCCCAGCCCTTAGGTGACTTGCTTCTTACCAGTATGTACATTCTCATGCTGCTCTCCAGAAGTTATTAACTGTACCGGTTTATGTTTGAACTGCTCAAGCTCAGAAATCAAAAACTCTATTCGTTTCTGTACTTCTGAGTTTAGTAACGCCAGCTGACCACTAACTTCTTTTGTAAACGTTGTCTCGCCGACTCCATTAAGCTGACACTCACGTACGCCTCTTATGTCTTCCCATGACACGTTACACGCTCGGAGAAGCATCGCTGTCCGGAAGACCTCAATGTGCTCATTGGTGAAAAACTGCCTGCTTCCTTGACGCCCCTTGCCTAGGCCAAGTAGCCGCACAGCCTTTTCCATCCACTGTGGCGTTACTTTCAAGAGCGCTGCTATCTGCCTACGAGGCACTTTTCCTGAAAATATCGCCGTACGTCCGATCTCATCCATATTACCACGCTCCTTCTCAAGAGTGGACAGGCGGTTCTGGCGTTCCTTGTTTTCATCTGCCAGCCGAACAATATCTGTCATAGCATGTTCTTTAACATCTTCGAGAGTTTTTACTTGTCCCCCAAGCTCTACCACACTATTCAAAAGCAAAGCATTGTCATGTTCAGCTTGATTCCTGTCACAAGCGATGTTGTCGTTCCATTTCGTAAGCTCAGCCACACGAGTGCGGAGTTCCTTGTTCTCTTGCTCAAGCCTTTGAATCGTTTCGTTTCCTCCGCTTATAGTCGTTCTTTGAATCTCCCCATCCAT